ATTATCTAAACCACTAACGGTTACGGTTCTTGCTCCTGTTCCTGCACCTGTATCAGCAGTAGATGAGCTAGAAATATAAAGGGTTGATGCACCACTTAAATAAGAATAAACACCCCCTTGACTCCATATCGTTGATAGGCTTGTATCAACAGAAGCATAGAATCCAAACTTGTGGATAGATTCATGAAAAGCAATCTGACCTCTTGCTACTTGAAGCTCGAAAGGCTCATCCCTTCCAAAACGAGAAATGGATGAGACCTCTCTAGTCATTCTATGAATGGAATATTGTTACTCGATCTATATTAGAAAGTATGACATGGATTCCGCTTTCAAATAAAACGCCTGAATCAGGGATATTCAAAGTTTCCGTGTCGTTAGCATTGCAAGGTGCAATTAATTGAACGGCTCCAGTTGCAGAGCCATCTCTAAAAGTGACGGTTCCATCGGAGGCACCGCCAGCAATGATATAACCTCTAAGTCTTGATCGGTTTGATGTTAGAGCTGCACCACCTGCTGTTGCAGTGGTGGTGCTTGCCGTTTTAACATCTGAGCCTGTTATTCTGCCGTATGACATAATTCAGCCTCCTTACTCTACGCCATCGTTAAACATGACATAAGTAAAGATACCTGTAAATGTACCGCCAGTTCCAGCAGAAGCTCCTACATTACCTGTAACAGTTGTATCTGCTGCAATACCGTCACCATCAACTAAAGCTCCATCGGCACCTTTTAAAGTACCTTTAGTATCAGCATCTACTTCATTGAAGAATCCATCGGGATCAGCTGAAGAACCAATATCAACAGTTGGGTTTGTTCCGCCTGTGGTTCCGCCTAAAGATAATAGTGAGATAGGAACAGCACCAGCTGGTAAAACGAAGTTTTGACCTGTAGATGAAGATGTTCCGATTTTTACTGCTGTAGCTCCTGTAGCTGTTGGATCAAAAGAAATCGTTACACTTTGTGTTACCACGCCTGGTGTTACGGAACCTTTAGAGCCACCGCCATAAGATCTTACAACTCCTGTAAAAGATGTATTAGCCATTTATTTCTCCTAACTAATTGTCGCATCATCTTGGAGTAAGTCTGCCGAGCCAGTTGATGCAACGGTTATTCTCGGTTTCGTAAAGTATAACAGATTTTGGTTTTAGGCTAAAAAAAGGTTTTTAGTATTGTATGCTAATTTATACAAATTTGCAAATGTTTATACATTGTGTTATAATAGACACTGGTCGAGATTTTCAAGAAGCCACGAAAATCGCCTTCGTAGTAAAAAGAGGAGGCATCATGAAGAAGCCAACACTACAAAAATGCTACGAGAAAATGCAAATGATCAAGAACAATCCTGATCAGCTTGTTTTGATGGCTGCTAAAGAAAACGGCAAACCATGTTTGGTTTTAGCTTTGGCAGACGATAAGACATTGCAAACTGGGGGACAAACTCCTGTTGCAATCATCTTAGATCAAGGCAGGATTGATAATCTTGTTCCTGACTACAATGCTTCTAAGGCTATTGCTCCCATTATAAATGGGGCTGAAGCCAAAGAGCATAGAACTTCTCCAAAGGAGTTCGATGGTGAGGATGAGATCATTGATCGGCATTTTGCTCAAGCCGACTTCTAAGAGGTCGTTAAAAAAGAAGGGGAGCATAAGCTCCCCTTTTTACTTTCAATGAAAGATTTTACGCACCTTGAGATCCGTAGATACCTCTCCAGTTAGACCAACCGAAGCTGTATCTTTCTCTAGCTTTGTATCTAAGGTTTCCAGTGGTGAACTCAGGTTCCATAGATGTTTCCATTCCTGTTCTTTGGAACATCTTAAGACCTTCGCCTTGCTCTGTAATATCAGTAAGCAAGAAGAAAGCATCAGGATCGTTGAGATAATGGTTAACTACATAACCACCAGGTAATACCCCAGTGTTTCTGATAGCGTTAACATCATTATCAGCAGTTCCTGATCTTAGAGGTGAGTTCAAGATTCTGTCAGCAACAAATACTAATTGTGGTGGCACGATTAATTTTGTAGCTTGTACAGAAATAGTAAGACCTCTGTCATCTTGGAAAGTTGATATATCAATCAATGCATCTTCCAATGAAGTTTCGTTAAGGTCTGCCATTGTGACTGCTCTGTTAGCAGCTGTCCCACCGCCTGCAAGCGGGTGAGAAGTGTTAATTAGAGAAACGCCATCTCCTCCAGTAAAGGAAGATGAGAAAGCGTTGTTCAACACATCGGCACCTTTTACTTCTTTGGTATGAGCCATTGATTTAGCAAGTGCTGTTGTATATCTTCTACCCAAAGAATCATAAAGGTTATCTTCGATAGCTTCTTCGGTTAGAGAGAATGCTAATGCAATCGTTTCGTGATTGTATCTTGCTACATAGCTCTCTGAAGAATTATCAAAGCTAACGCCTTGACCTTCGGTTTTACTTGGTGCTGCACCAAATCCTGTTACAAGAACTTCTTCTTCAAAAGCTCTTTGTGAATCTTCGACTGCAAAAATTTCCTCGTACTCTTTTGAGTATTGGTCATAAGATAAACCGAAAATTGCGTTTAGACCTGGCTCTAGTTCTTTAGCTAATTGTGCTCTTGATATCGCCATTATGCTAACCCTCCTGAGCTAACGCCCATAATATGATTCTGTATCACGCAAAGTACATTAGTATTTGCTGAAGCTACATCATCGTTTTCAGGATCTTGAGAGATGTCAATAGCTTTTAGAGGTAAGGTCGTGGTGGTTGCACCAGTTGTTACATCTAATTCTACATTAGATCTCCCACTGTAAACATCGCCTGTTGTTGCTTGATCGACAATGTCAAAGTTTCCAAACAAGTCTGCCACTGGGAAAGTGTCGTCTGCTTGTACTTCAAAGACAACATTTTTGTCGTCAATAACAAAAGCAATGATGTCATCGGCAGCGATGCTGCCTGGATAATAGTTGCTATAAACCTGTTCGCCTGAAGTAGGATCAGTATATTGACAACCGTTAAAAACGCCAACAACTGGAACGGCAGAACCCGCAGCAGCTCTTTCGATGCCACCGCCAGTGACTTGTTTTACTAAGTCACCTTGGAAGATTTTACCACTCAAATTATTAGCAATTCTGTAACGGCTCTGTCCACCTGAGTAAGGTGAACCGCCCATCATACGAACTGGCTTAAGACCAAATGCTGCGTCTTTATTCGCCATTTTTTATTTCTCCGTAAGTTAAATTACTTAATTAGTTTTTTCCGAATCGTACTGAAGATTCTCTTTTGGAGTCATACTTAACATATCTTCTATCTCTCTCTGAATCTTTATACAGAGTATTGTCAAGAGCTTCACTTCTTTCTGAAGTTTTACCTTCATAGTAAGTTCTTCTCTCTTCGATAGTTTCTACGGGTATTTTCGCCAATAGTAATCCTTCATTATATACGACTCCAGCATGTCTACCTGACTCTAGTGCTGGAAGAGCAAACTCGGCTGGCAATTCTTCTGCTCTTACGAGCTCCCAACCTTCTCTTAGCCTATAGCTAACATTGTTTCTATCTTCCTGACCTAGAATACTCTCCCTAATCCAACGGTATTCATAACCAGCTGGAGGTGGAGGAGTCTCAAGTTTTCGTACTGGTCTCCATGGTTTTCTTCGAGTATCTTTATCGTGTAACTCGGAATCACGACTTGCTCTTGATGTATTTTTAGCTTCTGACATCTTATGCTCCTTTTTGTTGTGCTTTCATTTTTTCTTTTGCGACTCTTTTCAGCCACTGATCCTCACTCATATTGTAAGGTTTCAAGCCACGAAGTCTTTCAATCTCAGACTTACTAAATGTCACACCGTTCCTTTTTCCTTGTGTTTGTTGTCGACTTCCAACGGAAGCGGAGGCAACTCTTTGCACAGCGGGTTTGTCCTCACTTTTTTCGACTACCTCACCTTGTTGAAGGTGTGGGTAAACTTTATAAACTCTACTATTAAGTTCATCGTAGTAATCGTCTGAATCAGGTTCAAAACCTTCATTCACCAAATTAAAATGCGTAAAGTAAGCAAATTGCGTTGCTTGTGCATTTTGTGGATCAGACGAATCTCCGTACCACTTATTATTTTCATACCAACCTAAAGCCTCTTGTGTTGGCTCAACCACTTGCTGTTGTTGTGGTTGTTGGTATTGCACTTGCTGCTGTTGTTGTTGAGCAGGTTGTGCCTTAAGTTGTTCTTGTCTTTGTTTTGCTAAACGAATTTTTTCCTTCTGAATAGCAATATCACTTTTTAAAGTATCAGCCTTAGAAAGCAATTCAGCATCGCTTGCTTCAACTGCTTTTCTGTACAGTTGGTCAGCTTCTCTTTCTTTGCTTGCTAGAGCTTCTTCTTCTTTAGCAAACAAATTAGTGTTTAACTCGGCTGTTCGAGAAGTTAGAGCTTGAACCTGTTGTTCTTTTTGCAACAACTGTTGTTCAAGATAAGCAGCTCTTTCAGCTTCTTGCTTTATTCTATCATTTAATTTGTTTACTCGTTTTGAAACCGACTTAGTGTACTTCTCAAGCTCATCTTCTTGGGATGCTTTTGCACCTTCGGTTGTTTGATCTTCTATCTGAACATCAATATCGTCATCGACATTGACATTTTCGTTTTGTGTAACTTCCATATTATCCATATTATAAACTCACTATGTCATCAGGATCTAGTATTGTAGCGATAACATCGTCATCATTTATGATTCTGACCTCTTCGCCCCCATCTAATTTGAAGCGTGCTCCAGCATAACGACCAATTAAAACCCATTGTTTTTCTTGGCACCACGGTTTCCCGTACTTCTCTTTATTATCATAACAAAGAGGTCCTTGCTTAACCACATAGGCAACAACTGTCGCTAACGCTTCTTTATCAACAGTTTCTTTGGTTAAGACGATACCGCCTTCTGTTACGCCTTTGCCTTTATAAGGTAATACCAACATCCTCCAACCAGTGGGTTGTGGCATTCTTTCCAAAATTGATTTATCTAGTAAGGTGGGATCTAAAATTTTATTAGATGAGTCAACATACGCATCCTCTATTTTAGAAACTTTGTTTTCTTCTTTTTTTACTGACTTCGTCATTTATTTTCCCCAAAATAATCTTTTAATTCGCTTTCAACATAGTATAAAGCAGTCAACTCGCCTTGCAAGTATTTATACTGATCCATGTCTTTAATACCGCCTGACATGAGGGTATCTTTAATTTGCTCTCTCCGTTGCTCGATGCTTTTTTTAATTGCATCAGCTAAATCTATTTCACTCATTAATAAGTAATTTTAAAATCGTACCCTTTAGTTGCTGCTCCGTGTCCTCTAGCTTTGACAGTTTTAGGCTTTGCAGGTTTTGGGTATGGCTTTACTTTACTAGCTACAGCTCCACCTGTCACCATTTTTTTAACACCAGCAGATTTTAAAGCAATAGCTACGGCTTGTTTTTGACCTTTGCCTTCGCCTTTTAGTTTTCTAATATTTTTAGAAATAGTTTTTTGTGATTTACCTTTAAATAATGGCATGTTAACTCCTAAGTTTAGATTCTAATTCTAACAGTTTTAAATTAGCTTGTTGTTCTAATCTTGCGATTGCTACATCTAATTTATCGTCTGCAATATCTTTTTGTGACTGAATGCGTTGTTTTTGCAGTTCAGTTTCTAATAATTTCTCTTGTGCTCTTTGGTTTTGTTTTGACTCAAACTGCTGTTGATCAATGTCAAGCTCTTTATCTCTAAGCTCTAATTCTTTTTCACGGATAGCAACCAATGGATCTTCTCCGCCACCCTGACCAATAGATTGCAAGAACTCTGCGGTTAATTGTGCAAGGATAGGCGAGCTAAATTGCTCAAGAATCATTTGTATTTGTTGTTGTATTTGTTGTGCCTCTTGTGGAGATACTTGATTCATTTGTTGTTGTATCTCTGCAATTCTTTGATTTACTTCTTCAGGTATCTGCTCTTGTGAAAGTTGTGATGCTAAGAATTGTAAATGTTGCATAACATGAGCAATGATTATGGATTGTATTGCTGGGTTTTCTTGAACCACTCCAGTCAAAAACAATGATCTATGTGCATCTATGTGTGCTTGATGATTTTGTTGTGCAAACGCTGTTGCAGGCTGACCAAGCATAAGGCTTGAGTTTTCTAAACCAGCATCAATAGGTTGTGGAGTTGGATCAGCGGGTGGTTGTATTAATGATTCAATATTATCTACACCTAAAGCAGCGTACATTCTTCTGTATGCCTCATAAACTCCATTAGGTCCATGCACTTGTGGGTTTGATTGCACCATTTGCAATAATTCCTGAGCCATAGATATTCTTTGTGATTGTGAGAAGATGTTTGGATCTGAAACTGGTATTACATCGACACGGTCATCAAAATCTTGTCCCTTGATGGTTCGTGGTCCTGATCCTGTTTCAAATACATATTCAGGTGGCAAGTATTCTTGAAATACTTTTGAAAGCAACCCAAATTCTAATCTTTGTGAATAATGTAATCTTTTGTGAATTGCTGACATTACTTTGGTTCCTCTTTCTAAAAGAGCAACAGTTGTCCCAACTGGCATAGCTTGGTTGACATCACCAATATTCATGTCTGCAATAGCAGCAAATCTTTTACCTGAATCTACCAATAGACCAAGCAAGCTGTATAAAACTTGGCTAGGTTCTTTTACTGGTAAAGGTATTAGGTTTTCTCTAAGAGAACCGCCTGTTGTGTCTATGTCACGAAATTCACCAGGCTGTAGAGGGGATGCCTCATCCCGAATCCTCATCCCCCTAGCCTTAAATCCTGCTGGTAAGTTTGCTAGGGTTCCCGCATCTATTAACTGTCTAAGAATGGATGTAGATGCTTTTGCTAATCCGCCTATCATGTGAGATAGACCTAGACCGTAGAAGCCGAGACCTGGTAAAAACTTATACTGAACAAAATAGTTAATCTTGTTCTTCATTGGATCTTGTGGGTTATAATTTCTGCGAATTGCTAAAACTTTTTCTGATTGTTCATCAATAGTAACGATGTAGGGTAATTTTAATCCTGTAGACTCACCGCTTTCATCTTTATCTTCAAAACCTTCAAGATCAAGAATGGTGTGAACTTCATAAATGGTTCTGTTTCTATGTTCTGTATAAGAAGGATGAACGCCTTGTATATCATCAACTTCATCTTCCACTTCGTTTCTATCGGTCAGATATCCATTTTCAGGAATATCAATGTCAGCATAAAAACCGCTAAGTTGTTGTTTCTTGACTTCGTTCATTGACATGCTAATAGCATGAGTAATTCTTTCGGCTGAGAATAAATCGGTTGCCTCATAAGGCACGATTAAATCTTCGGGTGGAATAAATTTAGCTACGGCTCTGTTTAGAACAAAATCATAGTAAATCTTTTTGAATGCTGAACCAGCTAATGGTAAATAAAATAATAATTGGTCTAACTCAGGATCGTATTCTTTCATTATGTTCATGATGTAAAAATTCATGAACTCTTTAACTCTGTCTGCTTGACTTTCTACTTCAGCAGTTCTTTGTCCAATAATTTGTGTTTTGACTGGTCCTTGTGCTGGTAACATTTCCTTATAGCTTTGTGCTTGGAATTGAGTTACAGCTTCGGCTAATATTGGATGAATTACACCGCTAGAGCCTTCAAATGGCTCTGATCTTTGTTCATCAAACTTCATGCCAAGATATTTCAAGCCGTCTACATAAGTTTTTTCCCAGTCAGCTCTTGATTGCTTGTCAGACTGAATGGATGCTAATAAGTCGCTTGATAGACTTTCTAATGCATCGTCACTAACAAAGTCCACTAAGTTAGCATTAAAATCGGGTTCAGGTTCTACCTGATCAATTTCATCATCGATAAGAAGCTCTTCTTCATTAATCAGAATCTGAGCAGCATCTTCTATTTCTTCTTGTCTTGTTTTTTCTACGGGAACCGTTACCTCTGTAGAAAGGTTTTTTAAGTTTGGATCCGTATAATCTCTTTTTTCAACAGCCATATTATGTTTCCACTTTATCATCGGTTATAGGACCACCACTTACCCAAGCATCGCAAGTTCTTTTGCTTGCACACTTGAATTTAAGGAACTGACAATAGCCGAGATCTCCCGCCTCAATGACATCCCAAGGATCATCTAATCCTTCGGTTCCTATTCCCTCTGATATACATTCTAATATTTTTGATGTCTGATTGAAAGCTGCACAATTTAAACAGCGTGAGCCTTTGGTTCTTTCCATTGTAGTATTCCATAAATCGGCTTTATCTTGCCAAAAATCAGGATCTACCTTATAAGGGTTTAGAGGTCCATAGCCATATTCTTCGATGGCTTCTTGTCTGTTTTTTAAATTTATGTCAATATCTTGTGTAGCAATCGGACAACCGTTTTGCATTTGATCGACTGGTATACCTTCGTCACCGTGTCGTTCTTTGCTATCATTAACGATAGTTATATGTATAACAGTTTGCTTTTCCATTAATAATAAACAGTCCTATTTTTTCTTAGTAATTGTACCTCATCTTCGTAATCTTCGTATAAAGATACAAAGCCACCTTGCCTAAAACGCATCAAAGCCATAGTTGCACTATCGGCTAAGTCATCGTGATCTCCGTATGGGAAGCTAGCCATCTCTTCAATAACTTCATCGGCAAACTGTCTGTCGGGTGCCCAAACCATCCCTGATTCAAATATGGGTGCAACCGAGTTCATTCTTGCAATCTTGTCTTGACCTCTTGATGGGGAGTATTCAGATATGGGTATGCCCATTCTTCTAAGCTCATGGGCGAGAGGTGTTCCAGTGGCTTTTGCTTCAATTAACACACAATCAGGATTCCAATATTTATACTCTTCCATTGCAATTCTTTTTAAATCAGGAAAATCAACACGAAATTTCTTAGCATCAAGCAATATAATTTGTTCGGCTGTGCCTTCTTCAGGCTCAAAAATAGCCCATGTAGTAATTGCAGAATAGTCAGCGGTTTCTTTTTTAGAGTAAGCCGTGTCCATTGACATTATCACATAGGAGTAAGGCGGAATATCTTCATCTTCCCAACGGTTCCACCACTCTCTTTTGATAATAGATCCCTCTTCAGCGGTTGGGTTTTGCATCCACTGAGCATTCCATTTACCTACGGGCAAAGATGCTTTGACCGAAAGAAGTTCTTCTTTTTTCCAAAACTCACCCCAAAGAGGTTCTTCAGATTCGGGCATAATCGCAGGAAACTCCACAATTTCCCATTGATCGGCATGATCTTCGGATTGTTTTTTCAACAGCTTACCCACAAGGTCTTTGGTAGACCAACGAGTCATGACTACTATTATGGTGCCACCAGGCTGTAGCCTCTGTCGAGGACCTGAAGTGTACCACTCGTAAGCTGACTCCATTGCTCTAGGAGAAAGGGCATCTTGTTCAGAATGTGGATCGTCAATGATTAAAAGGTCAGCACCACGACCTGTAATCGCACCACCTACACCAGCATAGAAGGCTTCACCGCCTTTGTTGGTTGTCCAACGACCAGCTGATTTGTTGTCGGATGATAGATAAACATCGGGAAAAACCGTTTTGTAATCAGGTAAATCCATTAAGTTTCTGACTTTACGACCAAAATTAACAGCTAGTTCTGCGGTGTGAGTTGATTGAATTATTTTTAAATCGCCCCTATGTCCCATCATCCATGCGGGTAAATAAATAGATGAAAACTCTGATTTAGAGTGTCGGGGTGGCATACAAATAATAAGTCGTTTTAATTTGCCTTGTGCAATCTTGTTAAACTTATCTGCAATAATTCTATGGTGCCTACCTTCAATAAAGCCAGTTCCCCACATGTGTTTGACAAAAGCCATAAAGTCGTTTTTGCAAACATCTTGTTTTTCTAATTTATCGTAGCGTTCTAAAAGAGCAACTGCTTCGGTTTTCTCTTGTTCAGAGAGAAGGTCAAAATCTTTTAATGAAATCTCATTCATCTTTAAAGTTGGGCGGGTGTGTGGTTATGATGATGAAAGAAGGGAATTATGCCCCGCCCTGCACAATTTGAATCAGTATATACGGTTTTTTTATTTTTCTCTACTAACACCTTTCATTTTCTCGTAGCTACGGGCACCTGCTAAACCTAGCATCCCCATTACTATTGTTGAAAGTTGAGAGAAATCAAATTCAGGCAGATCTACTGTGCTACCTGATAAAACTAATATCCATTCTATAAGCGGTGCGAATATAAAGTGATAAGCTAATGATATACCGCATACCCAACCTATGAATGGTCGCCATCCAGCCACAAATATAGATTTATGTGCAGCCTCTTGTTGGTTGACTTTTATTTGTGCAAGGTTAGCTTCTTGAATAGACATTAATAATTCGTGTTCTAGTTTTTGTTTAAGATCTTTGTCAGCAACAAACTTATCCAATATCTTGCTGACTGGCTCTATAAATTTATCAATCATTTTCTTGGGCTACCGCCAACATATAAACCAAACCATGCAGCTCCAGCACCTACTACTACAGATACAAAAGCTGACTGGGCGTTAGTGGGATCTGATAAGGTCATAAACCATTCGGTGGTTCTATAAAAAGCAACTCCGTAAAGCGTTATTAATAATCTAGGAAATACTCTCCATTTATCAAAACCTTCAGCTAAGTTATACCAAGTCTTATTATCGTTTACGCTTATTTCAATCTTGTGGGCTTCTTTCATTTGGTCGTCAATGCTCATAGTGTCGTATACTCCTTGCCATCAAATTTTAAAGATCTTTGCCTGTTTTTTTTCTCGCTTACATAAGACACATGCACCCATCCACTAGATGGCACATCTTCTTTGTAGAATTCTAATAAGACAGTATCGTAGTCCAAGTTATCCCTAATCCAAATTCCAAGTTCGTAGTTTGAAACGGTTGGTATTTCAATATCACATGCCTGCCCTCTAGTGTGTTGAGATTTGTCAGAACTTCCCAGTTTTCGGTTGAGCTTAAGGCATCTATAACCACTAGAAGGAGAAAAAGGCACACCATAATGATTGCGTATAGGCTCCAATATGTTTTCACATAGGAGAATAAGGTTGTTATAAACTTCTTCATCTTTAACGGTGTTGTCTATTTCATAACGATCTGCGATTTGTGACTTTTCAAACTCTCGCAATTTAAAATGTGGCGAAAGCCTATCGTTAGAATTGTACATGGTGTACTTATTGTAGCGGTAAAACTCCTGATATCAAAGCTATAAAGAGAGCACCAATAAACCCAAAAACACCAAATGTTGCCATTTTTATTGTGTTATTTATGTTCGATATTTCTTGTTTAATTTCTGAGGTTTCAGAAAAAATTGTTTTCCAGCGTTCTTCGCATTTAACCTCATGAGCATGAAGGTTTGCTGCTACTTGTTCTGTGGTTGCTTTAGTTGCCATGATGCAACAATTATAGCAAAATTATTTTTTTATTTTTTTCTTAGCTTTTTCTATCCACTCAGGCTTCCATCTTTCAATAAGAAAAAACCCTGCAAGTATTCCTAATACTAGAATTAACCATTCCATAATAATTCCTTAGTTCGAAGGTGCTGGAGGAAATTCAGGAAGAGGTCTTGTTGGTGGCTCTCCTGAATAAACATATAAAGCCTGTAGTTCAGGTACTGTTGTACAAGCGTTAATCATAGCAACTTGACTTTCGCAAGTTGTCCTAATTGATTCTCTCCAAGTATCCCAATCGGCAGGTATATCTACACCATTTTCAGATTTTCTAACAACATACCAATCGCTAGGTTGTAATAAACCGTATGCTTGTTGTTTTTGGGTTGTAACCGCATTTGATTTTAATCCTGGTGTTACCGTACCGTCAGGGTTAGTTGTATCGTCTAAATTTTTAGGGGTAGCTGGTCCGTAACTTGCGGTTACTACTCCGTTTGCATATACAAAAGATTGTTGAGTATTTATGTAATATGCTGGATCTTGGTAATTGCTGTTATCTTCAACTACTTCGTAAATGCTTATAGCTTCTAGCTCACTCGCTGACCAAAGCATAAATATATTGGAAGGATAACTGACATCCCCAATAGTAATAGCTTTAGGGTTTTGGTAAACCTGAGTTACTTGATTGTTTTGTACATATGCCCACATAATTTTATTTTACCTCATTAAATTGTGCTTGACTATCTTGCTGGTGTTGGTATCCCTGTTGATGTTACAAATGGATTTTCTGCAAATGCCATGTAGATATAATTTACAGTATTTGCATTTGTTAATGTCCAGTTATCATAAATTTTAAATCCGTTACTTAAAAGGTCTATATGTGCACCTGAACTTGGAGATTCTCCTTCTGCTGCAGTATCATTAGCATAAAGAAAATACATACCGCCATTATATCCAAGTCTTTTATTATCAAACATAGTCCAGTTTTTTGCAGCATCTATTGCTTTAATCATTACAAAAGCAGGTTTAAAACCTGTGTAAACAAAAGGACCATTGGTTAAGCTTCCGTTGCCCACATACTTTCCAAACTTGCTAAAGCCTTGTTTTTCTGCGAAGCAGTAAGCTACATAATTATAAGAGTTATTAACATTATCTGAACTTGCTTTTATAGAAAAAACAGATGATGTTGGAGAAGTGGAGTTCCAAAAATCTACTGAGTTGCTTTGTCCAGCAACTGTATCTAAATATAAATAATATTGATTTGAGGTTAAACCTTCGTGATAACAAGTCCAATTTGTACCAGTTGCACCTCTATTTTTAACAACATAAAATTTTGGTGCAACTCCAAGACCATGACCAACTGTAGCTGCTGTTCCTGTCCCTGTATAAGTAACAATACTAAAACCTGCATCGCTATTAACTTGCACTGTAGAAGTTATCGTTCCACTTGTATTAGAGCTAGTACTACCTGCATTGGCTTTCCATTGCCAAGCTACATAAGTATTAGTAGCTGAATTAAATGGTGAACCAGCAAGTGAATTCAAAGTAAAGCCATCTGAATTAAAAGAAGTTACTTTGGTACTACTTGTATTTTCAGCATTAGTTAAATTAGGATAAAGATACTTTGTTGTTCCACGAGTTGAATCAACTACTTCATGGTCATAAGTTCCATCACGACTTTTTATCCACAGCCAATCAGGTTGTAAATCACTATTGCCATCGTTAGTTATAGACTGTGTAGTTCCGCTACCAGAGTAAGCTTTAGTCTGAAAATGTGCTGATGGGTCGTCTATTGTTGTATAAGCCATATTATCCGTACTCCGCTAAGTTTTTAGTACACCAAGCATAGTAGCCTGTAGGTGGTGCATATTCAAAGTTTCCGTAATCGTTTGCATCTGCATTACCTGATGCGATTGTAATGTCTGTATATCCACCCCAATTTGCTAAACAAATATTTGAGCCAAAAAAAGAAACTCCCATGTAATAAGCATCATCAGGATAAGTTAAAGATACTCCACCTGTACCTGCTGCTGGATTTGCTGAGTTTTGCCAAGTATTGTTGATAGCAAAATAGACTTTACCATTATCCATATCTAAAGCTATTCCTATAATATCATTAGCATTAGCAGCATTACCCCAGCCAATAGTTAAACTTCCATTTTCAAATAAACGACCATTAGCTAAATAAAAGCCAATAGCACCTGTATCCGTTGCTCCAAGATGTGTGTTTAATCCGTTATCAACTGTACCATCTATTCTGTCATAAGAGCCAACGCCAACCATAAATGTAGAAGTGTTAGCACTAAACTCTGCATACCATTTCCCATTACTTACACCATTGATGCTTATACCAGTTCGCCACCAAGAAGCACGAGTAGTTTCCCACGATGTATTACCTTTTCTAACAACAGCTTCTGCTGCTACTTGTGTATTAACGTAAAATATTTTGTCATTAAAAGTAGTAAATGAGTTAGTCGGTGTGTCGGTTGCTTGGTCTGCGGATGTAATGTTGGTTGCAGTAAAGTTGTTACCATTACCACTTGAATCTGCTCCAAGTGATGAAGAATTATCGTATTTCAAATAAAAACCTGTAGTTCCAAATGTAAGACCACTTATATCTTTTGGTATCCAAATACCTGTAGCACTATCGGTTTTGCCAAAATCAGAAGCAGTTAGCTGATAGCCATCAATTAAAACAGTTTCTGCTAAATATCCGTTCATTAAAAGATTCGGAGCATAACCAATAGAGCCAATAGCTATATTACCACTATTATCACTTACTCTGGTTGATGAATTTAAAACTGGGTCTGTTTCACTACTTAATGTTTGTAAAACTCCATTAACATAAACTTTAGACCTATCACTTGCGGTAGACTGGGTTGTATCAATAGCCCATACAATATGATACCAAGCAGCAGTATCTCTAAATGCCTTTGCTACTACGCCATGTAAATATCTTGAGCCACCATTATCTAAATACATAACCAAGTAATCGTCATTAGAGCCGTCCCCATAAAACGATAATTGAGTATTATTATCGGAACTTGCACTTCCTGCTCCAAATAATGCTTGATAAGGTTGACCGCCTGTATAGGTGTGTATAGATTTACAAATTTCACTTCTTTTAATCCAAGTACTAAAAGTCCAAGTTTTTTGGTTTCCTTGAGTTTGTGACCTTACAAGATATTCAGAATTATCAGACTCAAATTTTAAAGAGTTAGCAACGTCATATACTCCAGCAACTGCTGAGTTAGCTCCACCGACTCCTAGATTAATATCTGCCATATTAGCTTAATGTTAAGTTTTGATTCCTTCCAACTTCTA